TATAATCCGCAAAACGAAATGGCAAAATTTCAAAAACGAAATGGCAAAATTTCACAAGCTCATTTCGCCTATGGAAGTCTAAACAAAATCGAATCCAAAGTGATGGTATTCCCTCCAAATAGCGTATTCAAAACCTCGACTCGTCCAGGCTGAATGCTGCTTGTTCCTCGAATACGGATACGAGCGAAGAGCTCGCCGGTTATCGTAGCACCGACAACATATTCTTGGTCCTGTTGAGGCACAAATCCTGTCGGCAATGTAAATAGCCATCCTGGTCCAACTATTGTCGCATTGGCCTGTACGGTGAGTACACCATGAAGTCGCACAACGTTGCTTTCACGAACAAAACCAACAAAGCTTCCCATCGGCAATATGTTAGGACCAAATTGCCCAAAACCTAAAGCTAGGTTGCTTTCAGTTCTGTAACGCAACATTTGTGCTTCAGGCACAAATTCTTGACCTGAGACAACCTGGCTCATACTAATCACTCTAGCTCTGCGAATCAAGTGTGTTGGTTTCGCTTGGCCATCAGCATAGGTTATTTCACCGATTGTCGGATCAACAAATTCATGTATAACCCACACTTTATTGCTGATCGCAATGTAATCCGTAAACTCGGAACCACTAATTTCATCAACAACAACTATCTCGCCTTTAAAGACCAAAACACCACCAGTTCGTCTGCCGTTGACCAAGTCAATTACAATCCCATCCACAATAAAGCTCTCTCCAAAAAGCTTCATTGAACCGGCTAATGCCTCCTTGATAGCGGCCTGTAAAAACACATAATCAGTAGGGATATATGCAGGAAATCCTCCTGACTTTGGATCAATTCTATTCATATTCTTGGGTTAAAAATTCAATGGGAGTTATAAGGTCATCTTCGACTTTTACAATTTTGTATCGCAGCCCCGCAAACCTTCTGAAATTTACTGCTGCCCTTACCTCATTCAGGTCAAGGATCAAGCTAACAGGATACGATACCAAAAAGCTGTACATCGCATCTAGCTGTTCATTTGAAAAATAGGTAAAGAACGGCGAGTGAGGCTCTGATTTGTAGAAATACGAATAAGCTACAAGAGATGGATCCACTTCGTACTCAGCCTGGAAATAATGGAACCTGGGAACAAACACGAGTTCTTGGTTTATAACCCTGAGTCGCCTGTTATCTTGATCAAACTTATCGTTTAAAAAGCTTTCAAGCACTATTGATTGACTGCTGTATTTCAAACCAGCATTGAAATCATATTCAAATTCTTTGAAACCACTAAACAGAGTGTGAACAGGCTTTAACAATGAAGCCAACCAGCTCACCATTGTCTGCTTGCCCAGAAAGTACGGGATATATAATGCCACCCAAAGCTTCAAATTCCATCGTATCATTGCGGTATCATTAAAACTTGAGCAGCTTCGGTTAAGGGCCTGTCTGGATCGAATTGGAAATATCCGCCAATGCTTTCGTGCCTTCTTATTACTTGCCGATAGCTATTATCAATTTGTGACTTCACTCGAATTTGAGTGACCTCCACATCAACAACGCCATCAACAGCTTGAATGGCATCTATTAACTTGGTTATCAGAAAAACGCCATCAAATTCAATTTCGGCCAAGTATTGATTCATTGCCTCGATACATCGAGCTTTAAGAAGCCCGCTTGCTAGTTCGCCTCTGAAGTAAATTTTTATTTCTGGCCACAGAATATCTGCTCCCATGGAGACAACTTCGGTCCTGATGCCAGCAGGTTTGATTCTATCCAAATAGAATTCAAATGCACTTTTTTCATCCGTATCAAGCGGTTGAAGTCCATTGCCTTCTCCTTTAGCTACTTTTAGCACGACCGTACCCAATTGGGTTTTGACGCTACAACGAGTAATAATTCGTTTCTGAAGGTCGATAGGCACATAAATGGCCTTGCCATCAATAACGGATAATGAATCACCAACTTGCCATAAAAATGCCTGCGCTTGATACCAATCCTCTTTACCGTAAATGAGCTTTTCACTAAGCTTGGATACCTCCACCTTATGCATTTCAAAAAGCTTTTCTAAAGTAAAAATGGCCGCAGCGACTACATTGCGCCAGAGCCTCCAAATGGAGACTCTGGACGTGGATAAATCGGTGCTTAAACCCTGTAGAGTGGCTTCTTGGCTGATTGCTCCGTCAATCTCTGATCGTATATCATCGATGCTTCGAGCCATTACTCCTCCGATTCCGATGGCCAAAATATTCCAGCGAACACTTCCACTTCTTCGGAAGTAAGGTCTTTAGGGACAGGGTTGATAAATCGACAATGTAGTTCGCGATTTTCTTGGCGGAGTGCGCGATTGAGTCGAACTCTACACATTTCGCCCTCTTCAGTGAACTGAAAGGAGCCGTCAGCATTTTTTTGAAGGATGCCCTTTTCATCTTTGTGTGCAGCTTTTACCTGATTTAAGTAAACCTCTTCTTGGTATTCTTCCATCAGTGGTATTAACTGTTTGCGCACAAATCTTTCAATCTCTACTGAAAGTAAGGTAGACTGATCGCCTACTTTTGACAGGTACTCTTGGCACACAATGTGCAGTTGTTCGAGTTCTCGAAACGTTCTTTTGATTTTGCTCATTATTTTAATCGTTTTGCGGTTAGTCTTGTTACTTCAGGAGATGGATTAATGCCTAAATTGTGAGGAAGCCAACTTCGAGCGGCTATGTATAAATAGGTTTGGCTCGAGGTATTATTATGGTATTGATGGTTTACCTCAGTATTCATCCAAAGTGATCGTTCTTCTTCATTAAAAAATGGAGGGTCGGTGTGTCGTGCATATACACCATCAGTGGTTTGCTTCGCTATAATTTCTTCATTTGAATTGACATCAACTTCGACTATCACCAAGTCAAGGGAGATGCCCTGCATTGGGCTTTGACCATATACAGCCACCCATGAACTCCCGGTGCCTTGTTGAGCCCAAAAACACTCTATTGAGGCAGTTATCTGCCAAATCTCACCTGGGTTAATTGCAATGACTCCGGAATCAAATCTATCGCCTATGTCTTCTGCCTCAATATCCCATATGATTGGCGTGTAAATACCACTATTGGAGGCGGCATTTCCTGGAATATGATACAAAGTCGAGTTGATTAGAGGGGTTATGCGCGAGGGAATGACAGCATTATTTACATCCAGATGTACTTTCACATATTCTTCAGGCGCAGCTAACGCTGGGACACCAGTGATTTTATTCCATGCAAGTGCGGTTATCCAGGAAGGATTAGAATAAGAACCTGCTAGTGCGACATAACTGGAAGCAGCTGCACTTGATGTGAGGTAGCCTGCAACGGCATGATTGCCCCATCCAACAGCTGTATTCCAGTTATTTACATCATTCAGGCCAAAAGGTAAGCGAGCATATGCCAAAGTACCAGAAGTGATTTCGGAAGCCGAATGATTATGAGCGCTTGGAGTGAAACTGCTTGGCACACCGGTGATTTTAGACCAAGCTAGCCCGGTAATCCACGAGGGATTGTTATAAGAACCTGCCAATGCTACATAGGTCGTAGCCGCAGCATTCGACAAGAGATAGCCAGCTGTAGAGTGATTACCCCATGTGAAAGCAGAATTCCAGTTGTTCACATCGCTTGCCCCGAATGGCAAGCGGGCATAAGAGATTGTGCCAGACGTAATATCTGAAGCAGCGTGATTATGAGCACTTGGAGTAAAGCTGGTTGGCACACCAGTGATTTTGGACCAAGCCAGCCCAGTAAGCCATGCAGGATTGTTGTAAGAACCTGACAGTGCAACATAAGTTGTGGAAGCAGAACTTGACAAAAGATAGCCAGCTGCAGAATGATCACCCCAAGAGAAGGCCACATCCCAATTCTCTACCTGACTCATAGCAAAATCGGTTGTATCCCAAAACCTTTTCCAACCATTACTAGAGCCATTATTTACGTCTCTCAAGAACAATCCAAAATTGCTGCCAGGCCCACTAGTTGCGCCAATATATTCCGAAAACGCAAGTTGTAAATCAATCCCACTCGTAATTCCAGCGCCATCCTTTATAACTACCGAATAGAATTTAGAGTTGTTGTTCGGCAAATCACCGCTGATCGCATTAGCAGCGTAAAGACCAGATAATAAAGGCAAATTATCAGCGCTTCCACCTATTGATGTATATTCAATTGCTGTATCTGTACCAAAACCAGTAATCCGAAAGTCTCCCCAACCATAAGCAGTGTTCCAGTTATCTTGAGCTGCATTAGATGGCAAAGAAAATCCAGGAGCAAAGCCTAAGGTCAAGGTACCTGCAGTAGTCAATGGATTATTTGAAACAACAAATCCAGCTGGCGCTGCAAGCGAAACAGAGGTAACGGTACCGACATTAAAAACCCTATTACTACTTAAATCATGCGCGATACCATTTAATGTAATTGTTCTCGTCACCGGTACTGCGCCTAAGTGACTCAAGGCAGTGGCAGCATTAATTCTCCGGACCAAACTCCCTGAAGTATCTAAAAGCAAAAAATCATGTGAGCTCGTTGGACTCTCTGTGCTTATGCCATCAATTTGAAGGGTACCGGAGCCATTCGGCGTAAGTCGAATGTTTCCGTTGAGATTTTCACTGCTGATCACGTTACCATTCAACCGTATATTTCCTGCTTGTAACCAACCACTCACAAACCTCCAGTTCGCCAATCCACTACCAGTTGTAAAGCTGCTGTCAAACTCAATTAAATGTGATGTTGATGAAGTTGTTTGCCTAATTATTGCTCTAGGATTGTTTGTGCCGTCAACTACAGCCAAAGCAAGCTGATTGTGCATACCGTGAACGGTAGAATTAATTTGAAATCGGCCATGGTCTACATTAGTTGAAAATACACCTATCCTTCCGTTTGTATTCAAGGTAAGTCCATGTTGAGTGAGCCCACTTCTCAGCGTAATGGATTTTGGATTGGCATCATTAACTCCGGCTTGAAGTACGAGTTCATCAAAATGAGACATCACCCTAAACATGGGTTCAGTACCTCCAGTGATTCCTGACCTCGTGATGTTGCCCCTGATTTCGTTCCAGCCACCTGAAACAGATGTAAATCTTAATAAATTACCCCCAAGTACTGTCGTTGAATTTAAAAAGACTTCGCCGCTTCCATTTGGCGTCAAAGAAATGTTTCCATTTGCACCTCCTGTAGCTAGAATAAGACTACCAGAACTTGTTCGGATAGTTTGTGAGCCATTAGATTCCCAGATACCAGTCGAGGTAATTGTCCATCTAGTTTGAATTCCAGATGAGCTATTCCATGTCTGGAATGCCATTGCACGATTTGAGGCATCAGGTTGTAATCCAATGATCCGCATACTTCCATTTGCCCAATCAAGCTCATTGCCTTCGCCAAGACTTATTCCCCCTGAAACTTGCAGACGATGACTTCCAAGGGCAGTCGATCTGTTCACAAGAATTATTCCTGTAGCCGGAGCGATGCGAAATAAAGTGTCGTTTAGATCTGCACCGATATAGTAGTAATTTATCTGAGTATTGCTTCCAGTTGCGCCAAATCCACCTGACACTAAATTGTCGTTGGTCATGACACCATAGGTAAATGCCCAACCTGAAGTATCACCTCGACGTTGAAAGCGCAGACCCCCATTAACCGTGAAAAGATGTCTATTGCCTGCGGTATTTCCTGTTAGTACATCAAAGCCAAAGTCACTTGGCGCGTTGGTTCCTAATCCTAAAGTACCAATGTGAATATTCTGCGGCAGACTCAATATCCAAGATGGGTTGGCGGCTAAGTTTTGTGATGGAGTATTTACAGTGATCTGATTTGCAGTACCGTTGACAGTTAGTTGTCTATCAGATGCAACTAAAGAGCGCAAATCGTTCCAAGGAGAACTTCCATTCCCTACTTTCAACTGGCCATCGTTGGTGCTGTAACCAAACTCCCCTTCAGATAAGATAGGGTTGATGGTTGACCAATCCGATGCAGTGCCTCTGCGAACTCTAATCCTTCGAATCATCTTAGAAAATACTTCCTGGTGAGCCTCCGTCTAATTCGGCTGTTTCAGCCATAAAATGATCGCGAACAGCTTTTTGGCTTGGCACTTTAACATCACTCGCTGATGTGCCGCCTAAGTTAGATGCAGTATCGAGATAGGATAAAGGCATTCTCGCATTGATTTGACCCTGAAGCTTTCCAAGGGCTTGGAGCAAAGTATCACCGGCTGCCAACGCAGCATTGCTTCCAACAGAATATCCGGTTAAAATGCTTGCCAGCACTCGTGCTTCAGTAAAATAGCGGTTGTTGCTTCCCTCCGCAATGTCATTCGTGTTGAGAACGACTACGCCTGTTTGGCCGTTCACCGAAACCACCGTAACTTGAACTGTAATGTCACGCCAGTTATTGAGGGTGGTTGCAGGGGCTTCTGTAAGTACAAACATGCGGTCTGGAGAGAAATCCGTCCGAATAGCCATGTCACCTGGCTGAGCATCCGGCAAGGCAAGCATTGCAGCCTCATTGGCCACTGTAAACACCTCTACGAGCCTCAATGTAGGCAATTGGTTCGCGGGAACACGACCATCTGCCCCCAAACTTGCAACACCATTTGCGGCACCTTTTTGGCTTAAAGGAATTCTTTCGTCAAGCGCTGTCTGCAAACCAACAATGGTATTGATGGCCTGAGTGCCGGTATGGTTTGATCGGTTCAGTACAGCGGCTAAGTTCATGCCATCCAAAGCTGAAGCATTATCAACCACTCCGTCATTATTCACATCGTATTGTGACTTTTGCATGACTGAGTCAATGCTGATACCTGGCAGCGCATTCCAGTTCTGACTGCCGTTGCCCAATTTTAGCACCCGTGTATCGGTCGCAAAACCGAATTCACCTGCATGTAGAATTGGATTCGCTGAGCTCCAGTCGGCAGCCGTACCTCTTCTGATTTTAATTCTGCGTATCATTTTGTTTTTTATTGCTGGAAGCTATCTGGCCTGCCCCCATCTAGGCCATCATTGTTCAATTGTTGTAAAAGCTGTTTCTCTTCGGCATTGACCAAGGTATGTCCTGGGATGGCGTCTTGTTTCTTTTGTATTTGAGTGACCAGAATGTCGAGGTTGTCGTCTCCTTCTTTCCAAGTCAACTCCCTGCCTAATGGTATTCTTTTCTTGATTCCCCATGTCATGCTTGTCCCCTCTCAAAATACCCTGCCTCCAAATATCCTTCTTCATAATAGCCTTGCCCGCTTTGTGGAGCTACCTTTCTGCCGGAATTCACAACGATTGCATTCCTATTAAAATAGGAGACAAAATCTAAATTCCTTTCAGTCAATCTGGGTGTTTCACTCCGAATTGCAAGCTTTTGTCCGGCTTGCAGGGTAGTCTCGATAGCTTCAAGACTTGGATTGTCTTCAAGCAGCAGAAAGACACCGTGGTAGGCTCCATAAACATGGATTGCCACATCCAATAAATTTTGGCCATATCTAACGCTATACTCTTTCATCGCACTGCATGTACATTAACTCTAAAGCCTTCGCTGACTTCTAAATCAATTTGCTGCCAACCATCTGACTGAAGCTGCAATTTGCATTCTCGCACTATTTCTTGAGGCCCCTTTAAACGGCCATTTAACAAGCTTCTAATGCCTACACCCACGAGTGGACTATCCTTGTATGCACCCTTATCTGCCAAAAACAAATGTTCAATTTGCTGTTCCAGTGCTTCGCCTAAAACAAAATCCCCACCGACGATTTGCAAATCCCCATCTGGTCCAAGCAAAATATCTTTATTCAGTGCCATGCTTGACGGTTTGATTGAGAATACCAGAAAAACGACCTGTACTCCTGCCTTGAAGAGCAGCTGTCATAACGGACTTGAGAGCAGCACCCGAATCTGGAGTCCCTACAGGTGGCACCCATGAATTAAATGCCTGGACCATTGCATCCACAACTCCTTGGAGCTTTTGAATCTCCCGCTGCAACTCTTCTCCTTTGACAACGCTGAAGGAATCGCCTCCTAATTGGATTTCATCGATTTCATCCATTTGCAACACCAAAAATTGAGGCGACATATCGACAATACCAACCAGAACTGTGCTGCCTTTTTTAGGGTAAAACAGCACCTTCTTTTTAGAAGAATTTAGCACTGCAGACAATCTTGCTCCAGGCATTTCGAAACCAGTGGCGACACACTTTGCATCAATGGTACCTGCGGCCTTATCTACCTGAACAACCTCTGCCAATCGCAATGTTGCTCCTTTTTGAACAAGCCTATTTAAGAGCTCGCGGAATGTATATTTATCTGCAAACTCTGTCATAACGCAAACCCGATTGTGTTGGCCCTACGAAAACCCGATTGACCAAAAGTCACTTTAACCTTGTCAATAAAAAACCTACGATCCCGTTGTTCATACATTTCATCGATGATCCGCACTACCTGACCTGATTGTGTCCAAGGAATCCCAAATCCGGTAATATCACCATCGAATCCATCACGCTTGAAACGCAAATAATCAGCTCGAGCATTTTTCTCGAGCTGATCTTCAGTGATCCCATAGTAATGCAACGTCCGGACTTCGCCATCCACATCTCCGCTGAATTTAGCCTTAACAGTGCTGCCATCTTCTTTTACCAACCGAGCATCTACCCGAATTCGACGATCATCCGCACTAACGTATTTGAGGCTGTTATCAACCACATTCTTTTGAAGATGATAAGTTACTTCCCCTAGCTCTGGTTTGTCTTCAGTAACGCCCCACAAGTGAGGCTTGCCTACAACTAAAACCGGGCTTCCATTTTGTGATAGCCGAAAGAAACTTCTCAACCCTGCTTCGCTTTCAAGCCTTTCCAAAACCTGAGCTGCCGTTTCTATTCCATTCTTCCCGATGATGAAGGTTCCTAAACGACTGTTTAACACATCCGAAGTATACTCAGGCGCAATATGCCGAAGAATCGTAGTTACATCAGCATTTACAAATGTTTTGGTGCTGACAGCTTTTCTTTTCAGCATGTACATTTCATCCTCACAGTATATCTCAAGAGGGATTTTTGGCGCGGGTGAAGTGGCCACGTAGCCTTTGAATTCAAGCTTCTGGTTGTTATCGTATCCAAGCCATATTTCAACTTTATCCCCAGCTTTTATCACCTTGTCAATGGTTTGCTTTTGCAAGTCACCTTTTTTTATGAATACAGACTTTGCAAGCCGAATTATCGCAATATCAGTTCGTTCTGTCCATCCAGAGGTGATTTCCACCTCATGAACGAAGTCAAGCTCTACTGAGCCTATTTTAATGGCGCATGTCAGATTTCTAAGCATTTTCCAGCAATTGTAGATCTAACACAATGTCGTTGTCGCTCAAGCCTGAAAGCTCATAGCCACAAGCATTTTGGTAACCGGCCATGGGTGGAAAGGAAAGCTCCTGTAAAACCATATACACAATGCCTAGGTCATTCAATTGCTTTGAAGTGACCTGCACCGAAGTCATAACGCCCTTTTGTGACCTTGGAGCCGTCAGGCTATCATAAAGTTCCTTCAGTTCCTTGACTTGTGAACTTGGATAAGTATCCTCTTGATAGTTTATACAAAAACCTTTGAAGGTAATTTCCCAATCGCCTGCAGCTATTAATTCCTTCACCGTGCCGTCTCGACCGGCAAGAGGAGTAACCACCATTTGCTTACGTGTACGAAGCTCTGCAACTGTTTCAACCGGCAATTGAAATCTTCTCGGCCCTGCATCTGTAGGGATAGTTAGAACGAATGAATCCCAAAGCAAAAGACCAGTTCCAGGCGCCACTATGCTCCAGGTACCATCTGTAATTGCCGGATCCTGGTATGGGTCACCCGCCTGATTGAATTCAGGGATGCTACCTTGGCTTTCGATTTGCTTTGGAAAGAAAATAGGTATTTTGGCATAAATGCCATAAACCCGTTCGAAAGCCTCTGGTATATTGAACCTTACTGTCGCCATTAGATGTCGAGCTTTTCGCCTGATTTCAGATTTGACTGTTTTTGTTTGAAAATGGTGAGCCACTGCACCTTTCTAAAGGCAGTGGCCCATTGTTCGTCGCTTAACTGCTCCGGGTAGGGGATGTGCAAGTAATGACTTATCAGTGCATCTACCTTTAACACGAAATCCTCGCCTGGTTCGGGTCGGATTGGCGGATACTCCTCTAGAGCTTTTTTACTTCGGTCTCCATAATTGGGACCAAATTATTGCACTGCAGAGCAACGCTGATCGCGATGTCATCCTGAGCCTTTGCCCTCGGATCACCCCCAAGCCAGCAGTTGTCGCGAATAAACTCGCCACTTTGGAGAGGTTTATCCTGGTGATACAATGAAAGAGCACGTGCTGTTACGTTGCGATCCGGCTTGCGGATGTAACACACGCTGACTTCTTTCTCACTGACTTTTACTTGGATCTCGTGAACCTCCTTATGCTCCGATTTCAAGGCTTTTACTTCGTTAGGCTCCAAAAGCCCTACATACTGAATTTTGTCCATTTTGTGGTTTGTTGATTAACTGCCGAAATATTTAATGTCACCGATGTAAAGTGGAATTTCCACGTCAATCGGGTTTGCATTTCCATTTTCAAAAACTCTAGGGTTTGCCAAAAACTTGACTGCCTTCAGTGTGTCTTTGATCAGCACACCACCTTTGAACATCACCACAGTGATGTCGATGGCTGGCATGCGACGAATATCGCCTCGAGCCGCAGTAGTAGCCTGAAGGCCTAATACTTCTTCAACGAGCAATGTGATGCTGCCTTCATGATTGAAATTACCAGCCACATAACCCGCATCTTTTCTGTTGCCGACTACTTTTACACCAGTAACTTCTTGAGTGCCATTGTAACTCAGTCTACGTAGGCCAGTAAGCACCCTTCCTGCCATTGCCACCTCTACGTCGTTAGCGCTAAAGCGCTCCTCATTGATAAATACGTCCATTAATGTGGATTTAATTGCTATTGAATGGGTTGCTAAAGCCGATTTTCAATCGGAATTTTCGGCCTATCGAAACAGGCACAAATGTGAGCTGAAGAATGATGTCATCTCCTGCCAAAAGATTCTGACTGGGATCAATGTAAGCAACAACGCCACCAGAAATATCACCATCCCTTTGCATCGTTTCTACCGCTCCAGCAGCGGCATCCTCCAGACGGCTTCTTTCAATGTCAATCAAACGGCCTGTTGTTTCGTCAATAATCAGTCTTGAATTTACATTGGGAAGAATGGCAGTCCGGGCCAAGAATAGAGCCTTGTTGATTGTGCGATTATTTTCAACATAAGCATAATCGCTATCCAGGCCTACACAAGTGTGCGAATCATTGAAGTAAAGGCCATCCAAGCCACTTACAGGTTCTGCGAATACGTAACCTTTATCATGGAGTGCATCGAGCGCTTGCTCATCAAATGTGTTGATCAGCTGCTTGCTTGAGAGGCCCGTCTTCACGTTGAGCCCCTCGGCAACCTTGGTGAGATTGAAACGATCGGTTCGCTCACCGGGATTTTGGCTTACTGCAGCTACTGCATTTACAGCCAAAAAGTCTTCAACATTTGCATGTCCAGCGTACAATGCATCACGATTAGCCACATCAAAATCTTGATGAATTACCACCGACACATTTGGAGCTTCAACATTTTCAAGCGCTCGCAGATCAGCTGCTGAAGATGCATTTCCACTGAAGCTTCGGCCTTCTACAAAAATCTGTGCAAAACGAAATTGTGCGAACTCCTCATCGAGCAGCGCTTGTGCTTTAGGGATGGTCGCCAATACATCCGCATCAAGTCCGTCTTCAATTGTAGGCGTGTAACCGGTGGCCGGGTTTCTGCAAATAGCCAAAAGCTTCACACGCCCCTTCAGATCCTTCAAGAGCTTCTTCGCATACAGCGCATTAGCCTTGTCGGCCATTTGTGCCATAGTTACACTTTGAGCAAGAACCATCAGATGCAACTCGGCAACCGGATTGAGAATAAAAAAGCGCTTCACCCGCTCATAGACCAATACCTTGTTTGCGGTGTCATAAGCAGCGTCAACCTTCAGGGCAATCAGATCATTGATTGAACGCAGCTCGTAGACGGTTCCCAGCTGAAGCCCACCTACCACAGCAACACCATTGGTGATTAAAGCACAAACACCATCAGTGTTTAATGCGCGACGTCCCAAGCCGCCCTGCAGCTTTTCAACATAAACGTTATTTCTTGCCATTTCGAAGGATAATAATTAACAGGAGAATGAAGGCCAGCACCAGGAGCGTAAGGTTTACGCTCCCGATGACTGACCACGATGGGACCGAAGTGGTTCGCTCTGAGCTTTCTTTAATGTGCTTTACAAGAGCTTCAATCACCTGATCCTTGGACTCGCATTCGACAATTGCATTGCCTTGCGCGTCCGCATATACTTTGATTTGAGAGGTTCCTCTTCTGGATTGCTTAACAATCGTGTCACCTGGAATCGCTAATCTGCTTTTTAAGCTGTCCAGGGTCATGCCAAGAATTACGGTCTCGCCTGGAACATGAACAGGAATAGGAACGACCTTTTCAATTCTTTCTGAGAACTCGCGATTTGATTTCGGAGCGCATCCGATCAAAAGCAGAATTAATGTCAACGCTAAAGCCCTCATACCCATCTCGAGATTTTATAGATCTGTTTTATGGATCTGCGTTTGCGGTAGACACCATCTCCTTCTCGAGAACCAGCCAAATTGGTATTGCCCTCGATAGTGGTTGCAAAACTCGAACCCCAGCTATCGATAAAGCCTACATGGCCAATTCGCTTGAGATTTACAAAATAGATCCCAAAAACGTCAGCTGGTAGCGGTGTTTGTCCCTTGCCTTGCGTCCAAATAGTACGTGAGCGAGGAAACCAAGCCGGTGACCAAGCGCTTTTGGCATTTGGAACATTATGCTGTTGGAATACCCAACTCACAAATGCTGCACACCAAGGAGCACCTTTAGCAAAACCTACCGACGAAAGATATGCTTCGACTTGAGTGCCATCGTTTCTACCTGTAGCCTCAACTACGCCAATTTGGCTGTAGTAAGTCTTTGCGACAGCAAGCCTCAAAGAATCTGAACCAGAAGCACGAAGGCAAACAAGAAGCCCAAGTACAAGCAAAGTAATACGCATGTTCTTTGAAATGGGGTTAGTTTATACCAGTCTGTTTTACTCGATACACCTTCGCGGTCCAAACCGGCATAATACCTGAAGAGTGTTGGGAAATTGAAACGAATCCCGAGCCATGTCGCTGCATTAAAAACCAGCATGAGTACCTGTGCAAGGATTGCAACCTGTAGGATCCCAGAATCAAAGGCTGCTGCTGTAGGATCCATCAAGCGAAGCAAATAAGGGCTTATCAGCCATACAATTATTGCCAATGGGATTCCCCACATTTCCGGCCAAAGCTTTAAGAATCGTTTCATTTTTTTGAGTTTGTAGCGGGAGCAGGAATCGAACCTGCGACCTTCAGATAATGAGTCTGACGAGCTACCCCTGCTCTATCCCGCAATAGGTTAATCCAACTGTTGAATCCCGGTCAAATGGAATTGACCGCTGTAGAATACAAAGCTTGCAACCTTGGTTTTGTCGATGGTACCAGGAATGCTTACGCCAAGGAATCCTGTTCCAAGCGTCACATTCCGGGCCGTTCCGTCGCTTTTTGCCTTTACAGTCAAGCGAGCTCCAGGCTCTACTTCGACATCGATGTCCAGGTTCAGAGTGCCAGCAGCAGTTAGCGTTCCCAAATCAACCATTGTCTCTTGGTTGTCAATGGTTGCGGACATGGTGGCGGATCCAACGATCGCAATGCGACTTAAGGGATATTTCGGATTTCTCATTTGAAAAATTATTGAGTTACACTTTATTGATCGCCCTTATCACCCTCTCCAGTCGCACTTGCCGCTTCCATGCTTTTTGCCAGCATTTCAACCAATTCGGCCTTTTTCTTGCCCTTTAGCTCGTCTTCAGATACTTTGAACTCCTGAGCTAAGCGGGCTTTCAATTCATCAACAGTTGGCTCCTTTACAGCCTTGGATCCGCCTGATTCGGCATCTTTTGCCAATAAATTTTCAACTGCTTTCCTGGACCAAAGATGTACCTTTTGATCAGCGAGGCTTTTGGAGTGCAAAACCGCGTAGCTTTTGGCCTCAAAGCATTGACCGTCTGAGGTAACGTAGTACAAATCAACACCTGCATTGGCTTCAAATGCAGCTTGAACTTTTAAAAGTAGTTCTTTCATTTTCGATCTTTTTTGGACCCTACGGTGGCCTTCATTTAAGAAGGCCACCGATCATAGGGCCACACAGCATGGACAGATAGGGTATGGCTTAGGCGTGGGCTTCAACGATGGCCACAATGCCTTTTTTGTCTTTTCGGGTTTTTCCTCCAGCACGTACAAGTGCGCTGAATACATCACCGTACATTTCAGGCTTGTCTTGGTCATAGAAGACCTTTGTAGAACCCTTGGCACGGGTCACGAATGAGCTTGACCACACCAACGCAGCTGCGTTGTCTGCTGAAGCTCCTGCAGCACCCAGGGCCTTTTTCACTGGAGTACCGGAATTGTCATACGCAGCGGTAAACGAGCGCATAAACACATCGCAACCCAGGATGCGTCCGATTGAACCTTCGACAAGGCGAGATGACGCACCGAGCTTGTCTGCATGTACGAAGTCGTCAATCAACAGCAGGTCGCTCAAATGTTCTGGGGCAATCAAAATGTTTCGGCCATCGTTCGGTGCATCCATACGGTTGAGAATTTCGATAGCCTGGATAAGATCCTGTTTACGGATACGCTTGCGATTTCCTGTTGCACCCATTGAGGCAGCAATACGAGATTCACCAGTTGTCCGCACAATGTTTGATGTGCCGTCCGGATACCAAATGTTCGCGAAAAAATCAGCAATTTTGGTATTCAGGGTTTCGATATGGCTACGTAGGATAGAGCTGCGTTTGGCATAATTAACAACCAACTCCTCACTGTACTGCAGATGCGTAGGGTCTGATGTAAATTCAGCAAGTAGGTAGCTGTTCTCGTCATCTTCTCTTCGAACAACCGGAGCCGGAAACTGCTGCCTGTTAATAACGACATTGGGCTTTTGGCCTTCAACCGGATACTTCACCTCGTTATTGACAACCCACATACTATCATCGCGCGATCGCATGTAAAATTCGTTGTTGGGGAAGATTTGCTCTTCGATGTCGCGAGCAAAGGCAATGGTAAGAGGTGCTCCTGCCAAACTCATTCCCAACCCTTCAATTACACTGTAATTAGTGCTGGCAACAATGGCACGGGCATTATCGACTACCAGGTCGACAAAACCGGGGTCAGAGACGACATGAATTCCTACGATGGCAAGTAATGCCAAAAGGCAGAAGCGAAGAATGCGAAACTTTTTCATTAATTGTTTTTGGTTTGCGTTTTGATGTTGGATTACGATCAGAGGGTAATGAGTTAGTCTGGCTCTTGGCCGTAATACGATTTGAACATGGCCTTGTATTTGGCTGGCTCCTTCTGCTTAATTTCAAGAAGGGCTTCTGGTGCTTTGGTTTCGTAGTCACGAATGGTCCAAGCAGAACGATCGTTGGGATCCGTTGCAGGCTTTTGTGACTTACTACCTCCTTCAAGGAACAAGTTGATGTCCTGGCGAGCTGGTAATTTGGCAATCACAGCCTGTGCAGCATCGAAATCGGCTTTCATCAAAGCCTCATAGGAAGGACGATCCTCTTTTGCAATTTTGCCTGACTGCTCAGCTGCGTCCAAAGCAGAGGTAATCGCCTGTACCTTGCCTGCAGCGAGTGTGGCCTGCATGTTTTCGATTTTCGTCTTTTGCTCACCATAAAGCTCCTTGAGCTTCGCAGTGAATTGATCATCGCTTGATTCTTCGGTCAACCCGTGATTGACAATTGAAAGCGAAGCCAACATGGCCAAAATGGCTTTTTTCATGGATATTGGATTTTCGTTGATAAGTTGCATTGTAATGCCCTGGTACTGTGACCATACTTCATCTATGGCCTTTGGGCTTGAGGGAGGAGAGACGTTACCAAATGGATCAATTATTTCATCAATAAGCCCATAAGCCAACAGCTGCTCTGCGGTAAACCAAGTGTCTTGCCCTTCAACAAACCAAGCGCTGACATCCTGATCACTCTTCTTGGTCCTAGACATAACAGCACTTTTTGCTTTGCCTTCCAGCGTGTCCATCTGATCAGCATAGGTTCTTAAATTGGAAGAACTACCCATGGTGCCACCCTTGGGCTTGTGCAACATGTAGCTCGAGTTTTTGGCGGCTCTTACCTTGCCCTTGCATGCCAATGGAATTATGGCCGCCATACTTGCCGCTACGCCGATTATGTCACAATGAATGATTAAGCTACTGGATTCAATGACATCAAACATGCCCAACCCATGATACATATTACCACCAGGGCTGTTGATTACGATTTTCGCTTCCTTGTACTTGCCCTCCAGAGATTTGATTTCGCGATAGAAGTCTGCGAATAAAATGCCATCATCATCATCCTTGTAACCAATCATGCCAAAGAGATAAATCTCCGGCATGCTTGCGGCCATCTGGATGTGGAAGAAAGGCTTTTTGCTCATTCGCTTTTTTTGAGTGATAGTGAATCTGAGCACCAAAGTTGAGGGCATTTTACAGCCCTTCAAAACCGCTTGATTAGGGCTTAAACGATTTGTTTTAAAGTTTAAAGAAATTCTTTTAAGCCCTAATCGGCCATTTTCCAACAGCCCTTTTATAGGCGCAACTTTGCATTGATGGCAAAGAATAAAAAGGGCTCCGAAGCCAAGGCAATAGCCTTTGAACTTTTCATGAATACCGACTTCTCCCAAAAGGAAATTGCAGAGAAAGTTGGTGTGTCCGAAGTAACCATTACCAAGTGGAAGAAGGAAAATAACTGGGAAAGCCTCAAAGGAGCCGAAACAATAACGGCTCGCAAAATCGTCGCCAATATCTACAGCGAGATGTATAAACTCTCCGAAGCTGGAAGCAATGTTAACGCTGATAAACTGATAAAACTGGCAGCTGCTATCGAAAAGCTTTCTGATAGAAAAATCACCGTGAGCCAATACATCAACTGCTTCAGGGACCTTACCACCTTCCTTTTTGAAAAGGATCCTGATGTGGCCAAAAAAGTCAATTTACTCATGCAGGAATTTATCCAGGAGAAGATCAATGGCTAACGGAGCAATCATTGCGAAACGTTCTCTGGACGAATGGAAAAGATTCTGCGAGCAGATTCAAGCGGCAAGCACTATCCCTTTCGGAGATAATGCAACAAAGCAAAAGGCCCGAAAAGACAAGGCCCTGAAAGACTACAACTTCTTTGTCAGAACGTACTTTCCTACCCTTACCGATTGCGATTGTGCAGACTTTCAAATTAAAGCCGCAAACAGAATCAGCAAGCACAACAATGAGATAGCTGTTTTTGAGTGGCCAAGAGAGCATGCAAAAAGTATGCATTCGAATGTTTTCATGCCAATGTGGTTGCTTTCTCAAGGCAAGCTTACAGGCATGGTGCTAATGGGCAAGAATGAAACCGATGCCAGCAATTTGCTTTCAGACCTTCAGGCACAACTACAGTTCAATGAGCTATTCGCCCATGACTATGGTGATCAATACAACTTTGGATCATGGGAAGAAGGCGACTTTACCACTAAAAACGGAATTCGGTTCGTGGCCATTGGTCGTGATCAATCTCCACGTGGTCTCCGCAAAAACGAGAAAAGACCAAATTTGGCTGTAATTGACGACATCGATGACGACGAGATAGTTAACAACCAGAAGAGGGTTCGCAAGGTGGTAGAAAAGATTTTCGGTGCGCTATACTTTGCCCTTCAGATCAAGGACTGGAGAATGATTGTGGCTGGAAACAGAATCCATGCACAGTCAATTCTTGCACACATCGTAGGCGATATTAAGCCTGGAGCACCCAAAAGGGAAGGCGTATTTCATAGCAAGGTTTTCGCCATTGATAAGCAGACCGGCCAACCGGCATGGAAAGAACGTTATACCCTAGAGCAGCTGCAGTCAAAAATGAAAGCCGCTGGGACTCTCATGGCTCGAAGAGAGTTTTTCCATGAGAATCATGTTGAAGGAACAGTTTTTAAGGATCAATACATCCAGTGGCGAAAAATACCTAGGCATCGAGACATTAACCCCATCATTGGTTACTTCGACCCATCTTTTGAAAACAAGCCTACTTCCGACTTTAAAGCTGTCAGAGTTTGGGGCCTGAAAGGTGAAGAGAAGTATTGCCTTGGCTCATTCGTGCGACGAGCTGAGCTTGGAGATGCTTTTAATTGGATGAGCGATTTTGAAGACAAGCTGCCGCCCGGAACAGGCATCATATGGTACGTCGAAAAGCAATTCTTCAACAGACCCATTCAAGATGCCTTACATCTTCACAACAAACGCCGCAAAAGGCTCGGTATGCGTACCCTGGCCATAATTACGGACGCACGGACAAAAGAGGAGAAATTCACCAGGATTGTACGCATGCAGCCTACTTATGAAAACGGCCTGGTGTTTTTTGATATTGACCAAATGCATAATCCGGACATGGTCGAGGGAAACAATCAGCTCAAAGGCATAGAACCTGGCTACAAATCCCCCGATGATGCTCCAGATGCTGATGAAGGTGCATGGTACTATTTAGACATGCATTTACCCGATAGAACATTTAGCCCAAGGATGGGCAGACATATCCACAAAAGAAGCTGGTAATGGAAGAGTTTTTCAAAGCAATAGTAATGCTGGTTGCAGGAGGAGGAATCAAATGGTTGATTGACCTTTTTAAAATGAGCAGAAAAGACCAAGGCGATCACGCAATTCAAATGGTTGCAGAACTCACCAAGCAAGTAACCATGCTCTGGGGTAAGGTATCTGAGCTTGAAGGGCAGGTAGAAAACTGGAAGGATAAGTACCACACCTTGGAGCAAGAGCACCTCAAGCTTCATAAAGAGCATGAAGGCCTCAAGGGCCAATACACCAAACTCAAACGCGATTTCGAGGAATACAAAAAGGAGAGACAATGATTTTTTTGACACAAGAGGATTTAGAGCTGCAAAGTCGGAGTTCGGTAAGAGCAGCTATCTCTGGTAATGCCGACAGTATTTTCGATACAGCAGAACTTGCAGCCATTAGCGAGGTGTCTAGTTACCTGAATGGCAGATTTGATACCACAGCAATATTCGCTGCAACCGGTGATGATCGCAACCCAATACTGAAGACTTACCTGGTTGACATCATGCTGTATCATGTTCATTCTCGAGTGACTCCGAATGCCATTCCAGAGCTCAGAGAAAAAAGGTATAAGGCAGCAATGGATTGGCTTCAAATGGTTGCCAAAGACTTGCTTAACCCTGACTTGCCTTTAAAGGAAGGAAGAGAAAGCGGATTATTCAAAGGTGGATCCAGAATAAAAACAAGCACTACTTGGTAGCGCAACACTTCATCAACTGCACATGTTACCCATTAAATAGATCAATATTATGAAAACGCCAATCACATGGTACGGAGGCAAACAGATGATGCTGAAGTACATTCTGCCGATGATCCCGGATCACAAACTTTATGTCGAACCTTTTTTTGGTGGGGGAGCAGTGTACTTCAGCAAAGAACCGAGTAAAGCTGAAGTAATCAACGACGTCAACAAGGAAGCGGTAAACTTCTATAAGGTTGCAGTCACCAATCATTCTCTGCTCAAGAGAGAAATCACAACGACATTACACAGTCGTACGGCGTACAGCGATGCCAAGGTGGTGTATGAAAATCCACACTTGTTTTCTCCGGTAAAGCGGGCTTGGTCATTTTACACAATGGCCAACCAATCATTCAGTGCCAACATGTCAACTTGGGGTTTTGACCGTCAAGGAAGCTGTACCAAAAAAGTGGCAAACAAACGCGATGCCTTCGCAGAGGAACTGAAGGAGCGTTTATCAAACACTACCATTGAATGCGATGACGCACTGAAGGTAATTCAGCGTTACGATAGCCCTGATACCTTCCATTACGTTGATCCACCATATTTCAATTCAGATTGCGGCCACTATGCAGGTTACAGTCGCAAAGACTTTGAAAACCTTTTAGAATTACTTTCCAGCCTTCAGGGCAAGTTCTTGTTGAGCAGCTATCCCAGCGACGTTTTGGAAAGGTTTACAGCTGACCACAAATGGAGCAGTCAACAAGTCGAAAAGGCAGTGGCCGTGAGTAAAAAAGTCAATAAGACAAAAATCGAGGTTCTCACCTCGAACTATGCACAGTCATTAGCGCCGTTTAATTACCGTTAAATCTGCCCTGTAATGAAACTTCCTGCCCTCTCTGGTATTTGGCCTAGTTCTAAGCGCAAATTAAGCGACCAAGAGCTTTCCGAAATTATTCAACGTAGGCTTGCTGAACCGAACAATCAGTCGGTTTTAAAAAAGCTTCAGAACGCATTTAAGAAGGATCCGGTTGGCGTAATGGTTCAAATCACAAGGAATCAGTTTAGCAACTATTCTAGGGAAATCGATGCATTCAAAATTGCTCGAGCTGAAGCAAAGTCAACCATCACCCCACGGAGGGTAGCGCTTATGGAGTTTTATGAAGACCTCGTCCTGGATCCATTTATCTGGGGCGTGGTCTACAACAGGCGTATTCTGAAGATCAGCAACAAGAACTTCAAAATATGCAAGCGCGGAACCTTGGAGAAAGACAATGATAAAACAGACCTGCTGAATTGCATGTGGTTTAACGACTTTCTCAAGTACGCTATGGAAAGCCGATTCTATGGATTTTCCTTGGTCTACTTCTATGAATGGCGGAATGCTCGAATCCACAAAACGGAACTCGTCTACAGGGACCACGTCATTCCTGAACGCAGCCTAATCACAAAACGGCCCTACGACAATGACGGCATCATCTTCACCGACAAGCCTTATAGCGATTACCTCATAGGAATTGGCAATCCCAGAGACTTGGGCCTTTTCGAAAAGGCTGCAATTCATTACGTACTAAAGAAGCATGGCTGGAGAAGCTGGGATGAGTTTGAAGAGATTTTCGGCATACCCATCCGCTATGCAAAAACCGCTAGTCAAGACGAAAAGGTTCGCGCCGAAATGGAAAAGTGGCTTTCATCCATGGGCTCCGCATCCTATGGCCTGTTCCCTGCCGATGCTGAGCTTCAGGTATTAGAATCCAGCAAAACAGATGCATTTCAGGTATTCAGCGAAAAAATCAAACTCGCCAATGAAGAACTGGAGGTGCTCTTTACCGGGCAGAACAGAATAACCCAGAAGGGAGGAGCATATGCCAAAGAAAAGGTTATGCAGGATGAGTCAGATGAAGTAACTGAAGACGACAAGAACTTCATCTACTACCTGATCAACGACGAACTACTTCCTTTGCTTAGAAGGAACGGTTATCCAATTGGAGAGGACGACATTTTTGAATGGGACGATGCCATCAACGAAAAGCCGGTTGATCGCATGAGCATTTTCACACAAATCCACAACATGGGGTACAAAATCGACAAGACTCAGGTTGAATCGGAATTTGGTGTGAAAATCGTTGGGGAAACGACCAAGAGCAAAGAACCCAAGGGTCACGATGGTCCTAAAAAAGATATTGACGCATTAATGATGATGCACGAACAGCTTCAAGACATCTATCATGTGCGTTAATTGCCAGCTTGAGCATATTGTTCAAATGTCAGCTGTCAATGATTTAGACCGCAGGTTTGAAGAGTTGGCTCGCCGCATTTACAGTTCCGATGGATGGTCTGGATCAGTTGACCAGGAAGCAATCGAGCTCATTGCGCGAGAACTCGTTAGAGGACTCGAGATAGGTTTCGGCGGAAGTGCGAATGACGTTGGCATTGAAAGCACCCGGTTCAGAACCATGCAGTTTATGACCAGGAATGTTTTTGTTTTCTCTGGATTTAAAACGCATCGTCAGCTCTCTGAAATCTCGCAGCTCCTATTCGATGATGAAGGCAATATTGTTCCTTTTAATAGCTTTTTACAGGCTGTTAAAAGGATAAATAGCACCTACAATACTCACTACTTGAATGCTGAGTATAATCATGCGGTGGCAAGCTCACAGATGGCGGTAAACTGGCAAGACTACATGGACAATATCGATGTTGCTCCATTTCTGAAGTATGTAACAGCCGGAGACGAAAGAGTACGCGAAGAGCATCGAGGGCTGGATGGCACCATCAAAAGAAAGGACGATCCTTTTTGGCGCACTTGGTATCCTCCGAATGGATGGAACTGCAGATGCGATGTCATTGAACTTGTAAGCTCTGAATTAGGAGAAGTTGAACCGGCCTTTTTGCCAGATAAACAGCCATTGATGTTCAAAAACAATGTTGGCATCGATGGTGTGGTTTTTCCCGACTCACACCCATATTTCACAGGATTAAAGCCCCAAGATGTTCGTTTAATCAATCGAGCCGTGGACAATGCTATTCCTCCAGTTTGGGGAGAAACAACGGGGAGTGTTGAAAGGAAAAAAGCTGTCTTAAACTACGGCAGAAGCTTTCTCGTAGGAAGTACCCGAAAAGTCGGACCAATCACACCGGAGGTAACTTGGCAAGGCTTGCAACATATCGTAAATTTCAGAAGTCCTTATCCTGAATTCAAGCTTAAGGCAGCCAGCGAAATCGATATTCTTCTGGAAAGAAGTATTTATGATCGCTTTCAGCCTGACAAAGACCAAAGGCCAGGCGTAGGGTTTCATTACCTTCTTTCCTACTATGGAGATTTTGACGTGGAAATCGTGATCAAACAAACGCCTGATAAGTACAGCGTTTATGACTTGACTTTAAAAAAGAAAACGCCTCAGCAGTGACCTCTGGAAATTCGGTTTCCCGAATCTGCCAGCCTATACTGAGGCGTTCGAATGGGACAAATTTACAACTTTAATCAATGGCTACAAGAGGTTTAGAATATTGGTTGCTGCTTCGCGACGGAAATTTCAGTTCCGGAATGGAAAATGCCAAGCGAAAGACCATGGGACTCGACGGGGCAGTAAACAAGGTGCTCAAGTCCACATTAATGCTTGGTGGCGGAGCCGTGGCTCTTTCAGGTATCCGTCAATATGGAATGGAAGCAATTCAGACCACAGCAAAGTTTGAAGGCTACTATAACGTGCTCAAATTCGCCTCTCGCGACATGGGTGAGTTTGCCAAAAACCAACAGTTTTTGAACGACACCATTCGCGATATGAAGCTTCCACTACAGGAGTCGTATGAAGGCTATTCTAAGCTGCTCAGCGCAATGAAAAACACTCCCCTGGAATCGCAGGCCAGAAACATCTTCAAAGGCGTTATGACAGCCAGTACGGTTCTTCACCTTGATAGCTATCGGCAGGGACTTGTAATGTTCGCTCTCCAGCAAATGGTTTCAAAAGGTACAGTCTCGAGCGAAGAATTAAAGCGACAGTTGGGTGAGTCATTACCAGGTGCTATGAACATTGCAGCTGATGCAATGGGCATGTCCTTAGAAAAATTCAACAAGGCACTCGAAAAGGGAGATATTCAAGCAATCGATTTCTTGCCAAAATTTGCCGATAAACTTCAAGAGCATTTTGGAAAAAGCCTGCCCGATGCCATTAATTCAATGCAAGCGAAGCTCACCGAAGCTCAAAACAAAAAGCTCATCCTGAAACAGGAATTAGGAGTAACAATCGGCCCTGAATATCTGCAGTACTTAGAGTTACAAAACAGCGCTCTAGCATCGATACAACAGATCGTCATTTGGTCAAGAGAAAATAAAGCCATTCTAAAAACGATTGTAGCCATCGGTGGAACCTACCTCACGTTGCAGATTTCAATTCTAACCTACAAGAGGCTGCATACAGCGCTGGATAAACAAATGCTTACTTTGGGTTGGCTAAGACTCAGAAGAGAATATGCTATCGCAGCCGTTCAAAAAGCGCAGCTATTAAATCTAGGACGCATGCAGTCTTTGCTTGCAGGTGTCAAAGCCGCAGGTTTATTCATGGGTCCAGCTGGTTGGATGACCGCTGGCATAACCGCAGTAGTTGGTGGGCTTTCACTTCTGTACAACAAATGGAAGGAAACTCAAGCCAAAATGGCTGAGGATTTGAAAAAACCTTTAGCGTGGGGGGACCACTTTAAATTTCAAGGATTAGACCCGGCTCTAAAGAAACTTAACTTAGACCTGAAGCAAAGCTCTGGTAAAAAAACTCCGATTGGAGCAGCCTTAAGTGACAACACGCTTCCCAATCAAAGCCTTATTGCTGGCCAAATGACTGCCTATCAGCTGCAGCAAGACCGAGTGCAAAAGTTTAGAGAGATGGTAAAAAAGGCCAGTTCCACAAAAGAACTTGAACGCCTTTTCTCTGTTCCGTTTTCGATTAATAAAAGCAACATTCAGGATGTACTTAACCAAATAAACGAACGATTTGGCGATGTGACATGGGAAAACGATAAAATGTCAAAATCGCCAATTGTGACTCTTGAACAATTCGGCTTCAAGAAGGGAAAGAATGGCGAAATTATTTCTGCTCCAAACAAAAACAACAATGTAGCAGGGACCACAATATCGGAGTCTGTAGGTGCTGGCCGTCAAGTGCGAAATGTAACCGTAACCATAAACGGCGGATTGGTTCACGAACTCAACGTAAGTACTACTCACCTTCAGGAGTCAGCTGATCAGATTGAACGGAAAATGAAGGAGATCTTAATTCGCGCCATTCGTGACAGTGAAATTGCTTTGTAATGAATAACAATCACCAGAAGTTTGAGCAAGCCAAGAGGCAGTTCAAAACCCTCATGGCCAACGCGCCGAGGATTGCTGGCGTAACTGCTGTGGCGTTTTTTAAAGAAGGCTTTCGCCGCGAAGGACAATTGATAGATGGCAAGCTGGTGCCTTGGAAAAAACGCAAGTTTGAATTTAGCAACAGAAAAGGGGCAGCTGTGCTCAAAAAAACCGGAGCCCTACAACGTGATCTGAAATTCAAAACACGCAAACAAGCCGTTGCCATTACAAGCAACTTACCCTACAGCAAAATCTTAAACGACGGAGGAAAGGTCCCCATTACACCAAGGATGCGCCGGTTTTTTTGGGCTAAATACAAAGAAGCCACTGGCAAAACCATATTCAATATCAAGACCAAGCAGGTGACCAAGTCCACTTCGCGCTACAGCGCTGATGCTGAAATATGGAAAGCGCTGGCTTTAACCAAAAAGACCCACTTAGATGTTGAAGCACGTCCTTTTCTGTACAACAGCAAGGACCTCATAAACGCCTTAAACACGGCCTTCGAAGGCCAAATAAAAGCCATATTCCAATGAGTACACCAAGTGCAAACAGCCTGAAAGGCAGGATTTATTTGGCCATCATGGCCAGATTAACCGAAGTGCTCAAGTACGACGAAGACGAAATCCAAAAGGATATTCCTTCATTACGTTGGGTTGATAAAAACATGGGGCAATTCAACAGGCCTGAAATGCATGATAGTGTTCCGCTTCCAGGAATACTCATCAGCTTTCCTGGAACTGGATGGAAAAGCCTCAGCCAAAACTACCAGCAAGGTGTGATGAGAATACGAATTGAAGTAGGGTATGAGAACTACTCCAGCTCCTTTGATGGGTCGCCAGATGTTGAGTCTGCTATTCGCTTTTTCGAATTCAATGAGGCTGTTCACCAAGCACTTCAGGGTTGGAGCTGCCCAGGTATGACATCAATGGAGCGCGTTGCCGACGAAGAAGACGATGACCATGGTGCTATGATTGTTACCGCACTGGAGTATGAAACCACCATCGAAGATCGTAGTGCCAGCAAGCTGAGAAGCACAACCAAAGTAGAGCGTAACATTATCCCTACTTTTCAATCTCCCCAGGGAATAGACTGAGCTGGCCATTTGCAGGTTGCTGCTTGTAATATCCGGCCTCGGTAACTATCAAATAAATGGTACTGGGCTCGAGAAAGAATTGCTCTGAAAGCTGCTTATAAACGTAATTGGTAGCCAGGTGCTTTTTTACTGTCATTTCGGTAAAAAGCTCTCTAATACGCTTGTTGCGCATTTCTCGCCTGTTAATACTACCCTCCATCGATGCAATACTAACGGCAATTCGGGCAATTTGACAAAAAAAAATAGCCACACTTTTGTGGCTATTGTCGAAAACTCTACTGTAAGGCTTCGGGTAGCTGCGCTCTAAGACCTTTAAAATTTGGGTCTTCTCGCTTTTTGTAGTACCATGGCAACCACTTCTTTTCAACCACGGCTATTACTTTGCTCAAATGCTCTTGGTCCATCTCATTCAGGTTCATCTTCCAAAATTCACGAACCATTCGATAAATCATTTTCATATCGGCTTTGCCTGTTTTTACCTCAACGGCACCCATTTCAACAAACATGCTGATCAATCTCTTACGAAGCCTATCAAGTACAGGATTCTTTTTAATTAGGGCTGCATTTTGACCTTTCACTTCATCGAGCTTTTTTGACAAGTAGCCTATCAGTACATCTGCTTCAGAGTCTAAAAGCTGACTGGTATGCATGGTTCTGCCATTGCTCGCATGCCATGCTAAATCTGCCTTGTGCGACACAGCATCAAGTTTCTGAAGCAAAAAATGAAGCCTCTTATTTTGGTTGGGACTCATGAATACATCAAGTATAGTCCAAACAAAACGGCTAAAACAAAAAAGATTATACCAAGCGTGGCATCTTCTTCATTTTTCTTCTCTTTGGCAGGAGAGGTTGTTGCAGCTGTAGTTCTACGACGCTCTCCGGGATTAAATATGTTGCCACAATTAAGACAAGTGATTTTGACCTTATTGCTGCCAATGGTGCCTGCTAACACACCTATTCCTCCTGTCAATACTGCACCGGCAACTGCTTTTCGCCCACTAAATCCCTTCTTGTGTGCGGTAATCTGATCTGAATTACATTTTGGACAACGAATGCTCATTTTTTACTGTTTTGGTTATCTCTAATTTGCATTGACAATTGAATTATTGTCGTCATTGCTTTGAACAAATCTCTTATGATCTCCAACTCGTAGGCAATTATGCCTGTCAGCAACATTCCAGAGTAATTATTGAATTGAGGCCAGCCTTCGGCAACTATCGGCGCTGTTTTCAAGGTAAGAAGCAACAGACTTACCGCAATTAATACTATCTGCTCGTAAATGGAAAACTTCACCTGCGTTCGTAATCCCGCAAAATGCGTGGACTTGACATCAGGCAATTCGGCAATAGCTTTAAACAAAATAGATGCTGTAGCAACATTTATTCCTAGCAATGTGAATTCAACTTGCAAAAGTTGACTTTCAAAAAATTCATCCAAATATTTCGATCCAACCGCATTGGATAAGCTATACAAAAGTGTACCAGCCACACCGTAAACACAGAGCTTTCCAATTTGTGCCCAACTGAAATATTTAGAATTCATTTAGTCGTTTTCTTTTATTATGCCTCGTAGAATCTCAATCGCCAATTCTCGGTCAAAAATTTCAATTTCAACATCAACGGTTTTCTTTGTTTTCCCTGTCTTGATGCTTTTCCGCTTGTTTTTAACCCTAACCGCAGCATAACCACCACCCTTACTGCAGTATTTATTCAAGCCTACTAAAGTAGGGTTTTCTTTTGCTATATCTAATACGCCATCAGCTGGAGCATCTGTTTTCAAAACGGCTTGAGAAGAGTTCAAATCCTTCATATATTCTTTAATGCCCTCGGACAGCTCATCACTCAGCGCTGCCATATTTGGCCTCATAAAGTGAAACGATAAACTTCTGATTTTTCCTTGATACTCTTCCAGGATTTTGCTCAATTCGTCTTGCTCATAAATTGGTTGAATTGAAATCTGAAGTTGAATATTCTTCAAAGCTCGATTCAGACTTCTAGAAAGGGCATTGGCTACAGACTCAGTACTTGATTGCGCTTTATAGGCTTGCTGAATTAGCACTACCTGACTATTTGAATCCAAGTCAAATAGAACGTTGAACTGAGGGTAACGTTCGATGGTCACTAATTCTAGTGTGGCCGTTTCAACTTGGTCTGTCTTCTCCTTACCCATTTTAAAACCCACCATCTCATTATTCGAGAATTGCAGAGTTTTGTGAACAATTCGCTTTGACCCACTAAAAAACTTTAGCTGATCATTCAGTAGGATCTTGGATAGAATTTCATTTTTGTTTTTGATTAAATCAACCATCGATTCTATACCATTAAGCAATTCGTCTTGGATCAACGGTAGCTGAAAAGACTTTGCAGTTGGCACAATTTGGAATCTGTACATATCAAAAACTGGTTTTTTTAATTTTGCCATAAGGTTAAGTTTCAACCAATATAGCAACTTACAAACTCATTTAACAACCGTTTAATACAAGTTTTTTAACTGTTGATGGAGAGAGGCCGCCATCACAAGCAAAGGTGCTGCAACATTTTGACAACTCTCGTCATTCGATAATTCAGACAAGCCTACATACAAAAGCACTGCTTCGTGTGGCTTTAAGCGCATTGTAATGCCTTTTTTTACTTCAGTGGTTGCAAGCCGAATGCCGATTTTTTGAAACACAAGATTAGAGTAAGAATGCACCGCCACAGCATGAAAATTATTTTCACGCATCAGGCCAGAAACATGCCTGTTCAACTCTACTGGTCGCAGTATCATAGTCGCCAGCAGCTCCATTTCCCATTTCGAAAGTTTGAACGTAACCATGGTGTTACTTTAGTACCCGCTCCGGAATCGAACCGGAGCTTAGACCGTCCGGGTTAATCTTTTTTGTATTTCGCATCAACCTGATCTGCCAGCGCAATCAGGTCTTTTGCCAATTCTCTTGCCTCTTCAGGTTTGAATACTAATGGCTTGAAATTGTCGCACTCGATGCGAACTAATGGCTCTGTTGGATCAACATTCAAGTGCATTTCATTGTCAGGTGCGCTGTAGGTGATAAGTCTCATTTTTCGGTCCTCCTTTTTCTGTTTAAAGATGCTGTGAGAAGTTTGATTACTGTGCTTCGATTTTGATGTTCGCTTTCATGCTTTATAGCTTCTTCGAGATATTGTATTGTGTAGCTCGAGGAATGCTTCAGATGACAACGAATGTCCTCCACAGAAGAACCCAAATAGCTAATTAGCACATTCATAACCGGTACCTCCGATTCCAATTTTCTACAGCCAGTTCAATTGACGCTTTGTGAGCATCAACTGAGAGAGCGTCCTTGCTACGATTACCTGCTGACACTTGAGCATCACAACCGCCACAATTAACACGATAAATGTCGGCCAATTGGTTATCTAGCTTCGCCTCATCACCACAAAATGGACAGGGCAGCAGTTCTTGGTTTTTTTGGTTAACCAAGACTTTCAATTCAGGTGAATGTCCGTACCACATGATTTCACTTTCCAAAGTCAAATTCAACCTCTTTTACAATCGTTTCAATCTCCATTTCGGGGAACCTCATTTTCATAACTTCGCCAATAACTTCATGGATTGGAAGTATAAAGTAAGGATCCTCTCCTGGGAACTCAATCACTGGTGACCCGGCAGGGGTGATGGACACCTTGAAGCGGTGTCCATCTATTTCCCCGTGACCCACAGTGATGCTTCGCAGTGGCCTGATACCTTCTCTCTTTTCTATCAAGCTCATACACTGGCTAAGTTCAGGTTTATCAATACCCAACGACCGTTTTCATCCCTGCGGTAAAAACGGACATAATCAGCTGTGCCGCTTTCTTGAATAGACTCCTTGAACAAGCGAATGGCTTCTTTCCAGTTTTTGTCATCAAAGTTCTCTTCCATTTTCACCAGCTTGCCAATCAAGCGAATATCAAAGTCATTGGTAGCGCTGTTACGCTCCAAAAGTCCCATGATCACATCATGCAACCCTTGGTCACGCTTTTTAACGGTCGTTCCCAAAAACTCCTTCAACTTGCTTTCAGCCAATTCTGCACGTTCGTCAAATCGAACCTTTGTTTCCCT